TACAAGAACCAAATATTCGAACAGCATACGATTTAGTTCCCGATCAATTTTCAGAATGGATTCCACATTTAACACTTGGGTATCCAACTTCACCTGCAAAACCTGATAATCGAGATTATCCAGGGATTTATTATGTAAGTTTTGATCGCATTGCTGTCTGGTTTGCAGAGTTTGAAGGAATTGAATTTCCTTTAAAAAGTTATGATGATATGATGATACAAAGTGCAATAAAATAAAATGTTAGAAGGGAGGTGAGCGTGGCTCAAATTGGATCCTTCTTAAAACACGCCTGGAATGTATTCACTAATCAAGAACAACAGCAAGCATACAATCGTCCTTACGCGCCTTATTATGGCACAGAAAGTTATGGATCGGCAAGACAAGATAGGCGATCACTTAGATTTAGTAATGATAAATCAATCATTACTTCAATTTATACTCGTCTTTGTATAGATATAGCTTCGATTGATATGCGCCATGTGCGATTAGATGAAGAAGATCGATATTTAGAAGATATTGATAGTGGACTTAATGAATGCTTAACTCTTGAAGCCAATATTGATCAAGCCGCGCGAGCTCTTCGTCAAGATATTGCTATGACACTTTTCGATAGTGGTTGTGCTGCAGTTGTTCCAGTTGATACATCTCTTAATCCAATCGAATCTGGCGGATATGACATTTTAACACTTCGTGTGGGTACTATTGTGTCTTGGTATCCAAAACACGTTCGTGTAAGCTTATATAATGAAACTGTTGGGATGAGACAAGAGATTACTCTTCCCAAAGAAACTGTGGCCATTATTGAGAATCCTTTATATTCTGTAATGAACGAACAGAATGGAACATTGCAGCGTTTGTTCCATAAACTTAATTTACTTGATTCTGTGGATGAAATATCTGCTTCGGGAAAACTCGATCTTATCATCCAGCTTCCATATGTAATTAAATCGGAGGCTCGTAGACAACAGGCCGAAATTCGCCGCAAGGATATTGAGTTTCAATTGAAGGGTAGTCAATACGGAATTGCCTATACAGATGGTACCGAGAAGATTACTCAACTTAATCGTCCTGTTGAAAATAATATGATGGCTCAAATTGAGTTTTTGGCAACGACATTGTATGGTCAGTTGGGTATAACCACAGAAATTATGAACGGAACGGCCGATGAGAAAGTTATGCTGAATTATTGGAATCGAACAATTGAACCGATTCTGACGGCCATTACCGAAGAATTTAAACGAAAGTTTTTAACCAAAACGGCTCGCACCCAAAAGCAATCGGTCATGTTCTTTAGAGATCCGTTCAAGTTAATCCCAATTGCAAATATTGCGGAAATTGCTGATAAGTTTACTCGTAATGAAATTGCCACATCGAATGAGATTAGACAGGTTATTGGTTGGAAACCACATCCCGATCCGAAAGCTGATTCATTAGTTAATGCTAATATGCCGGTGGATATGACAGGTACTACTGTTGATCCGACGACTGGTGCTCCAGTTGATACAGCTGCACCAACTGGAGATAATCCTGCTATAGCCGATATGGCATCTTCATTTGATCAAATTGATTCGGCCATTAACGATGCGTTTGCTGGATTAACATCGTCGAATGGGAATGGACCATGAGATTAAGCGATGGCACAATTCTCATGCATGCTGGAGCTCCATATGATCCAGTAAAAGCTCATGAATATTATATCAGAACTAGACACTTAAAAGGTCGTCATCCATCTCGTTCTGTAGTTGTTCGTTCACATACACGTAATTTGGCAAAAGGGAATTATACAGTTAGACTAAGTAATGGAAAGACAATCACTCTTACGCGCCAACAGTTAATTGAACAAGATGTTTACGCTGCCAAACGAGTTGCTGACATTACCAATCGTCTTCATGAACTAAGTGATAAACTAAAAAATATGCTTCATGAGGCCGAAAAGAAAAAAGCAACTGCTAATAAAAAACCAACTGTAGCTGATAAAAGAAAAGCTGCTTTAAAATCTAAACACTATAGACAAAGTCATAAGCAGACGCTTGCTAATAAAGCAAAAACTCAAAAAGCTAAACATCCAGCAAAGAAGGCCACAACGTCGAAAGATCCTGTCGTTGAGCTTAAGAATAAAATCACTGAGATCAAAGGTCATCTTACTGCCGCTATTAATATACAACGATCTTTGTTCGCAGCTAAGAAGAATGGATAATGAGAGTTCCCAATAGTTAGGAGGAACCGTCAAAATGGGAGGAAAGGCTAAGCCTGACTTTAGTGGCTACGCTACAAAGGCTGGTCTTAAATGCTCTGACGGCCGGACAATTCTACCTGGTGCATTTAAACATCAGGATAATGAAAGAGTTCCTTTGGTCTGGCAGCATAATCATAATTCTCCAGATAATATTCTTGGTTATGTTGAGCTAGAGCATAGAGATGACGGCGTTTATTGTTATGCTTATTGTAATGATACTCCTCAGGGCAAGAATGCAAAGATGGTGGTTCAGCATGAGGATGTCAAGTCGTTGTCGATTTACGCCAATCAGCTTACAGAAAAGGCTAGGCAGGTTCTTCACGGAATGATTCGTGAGGTAAGTCTAGTATTGTCGGGAGCGAATCCTGGCGCTCTTATTGATAATATCGCTATTGCCCATGGTGATGGAGAGATTGTCACTTTAGACGACGAAGCAATTATTTATACTGGTTTGACTATTCGGCATGGTGATTCTGAGGAGGAGACTTCCGAAGGAGAGGAGGAGACTCCCGAAGGAGAGGAAGAGACTCCCGAAGGAGAGGAGGAGACTCCCGAAGGAGAGGAAGAGACTCCTGAAGGAGAGGAAGAGACTCCTGAGGAAGCTACACATGCCGAGACTCGGTCAATTCAGGAAATTTATGATGCAATGTCGCCCGATGAGAAAGATGCTGTACATACTATGGTGGGTGCGGCTGTTGATAACGTAAAGAAAGATATTGCTCATGATAATGACGATAAGAAAGGGCGACACATGAAGCGCAACGTCTTCGAGGAGCGCGAAGGCAAAAAGGACGACGAACACGATGCTCTAAGTCATAGTGATCTCGCTGAGATCGTTGATACTGCTAAGAAAATGGGGTCATTAAGAGATGCCGTCGACTCTTATGCTCTTCAGCATGGTATCGAGAACATCGACGTCCTTTTTCCGGAAGCTCGTAATGTCACTGATACGCCCGAGTTCAATGCTAGGCGCATCGAGTGGGTTACCAATGTTCTGAACGGCACTAGGCATTCTCCTTTCTCCAGGGTTAAGTCTCTTGTTGCGGATCTGACTTTCGCAGAGGCTCGGGCAAAGGGTTATGTTAAGGGTAACTTCAAGAAGGAAGAGTGGTTCAGCGTCTCAAAGCGTAAGACCACTCCGGCTACGGTGTACAAGAAGCAGCGGTTGGACCGGGACGATATCCTCGATATCACCGATTTCGACGTTGTGATCTGGCTTAAGGCTGAGATGCGCCTCATGTTCGACGAGGAGCTTGCTCGCGCAATTCTTATTGGTGATGGTCGTGATATTGACGATCCTGACAAGATTGCCGATCCGGCTGGCGCATCTGAGGGTGCTGGCATTCGTTCCATCCTTAATGATCACGAGCTCTATGCTCCGACCTTTACTGTGGATGACTCCGCAACTGGTACGGAGATTGTGGATGGTCTTACTACGGCAATGGGTTCATACAAGGGATCGGGTGGGGCTACGTTTTATACCACATTGCCGTCTCTTACCAACATTCTTCTCACTAGAGACGAGTTTGGTCATCGTCTGTGGAAGAGTGCGTCGGATCTTGCTACGGAGATCGGTGTTTCTGATATCGTTACGGTCGAGGTTATGGAAGATGAGCCCGATCTTATTGGCATCATCGTTAATCTGAGAGACTATACCATTGGTGCAGATAAGGGTGGCGAGGTTACTTTCTTCGATTTCTTCGACATCGACTACAACCAGTACAAGTACCTGTATGAGACTCGTCTCTCGGGAGCTCTCACTAAGATTCGCTCCGCGCTTGTGATTAAGCGTGCAGCTGCTGGTGGGACGCTTGTTGTTCCTGAGCGGCCTGACTTCGATGGTACTACTGTGACCGTGAAGACCACTGCGAATGTCACTTATAAGGATAAGAGTGACGACAGCACCCTTACGACTGGTGCTCCTGTGACGCTCGATCCGGATGAGGAACTGACTGTGTACGCCGTTCCTGCTTCTGGCTATTACTTCGCAGATAACATCCACGATGAGTGGACGTTCAAGAACAACAGCTAAGGTAGGTCTTTCATGGCAAGGTTCTATGGTCGTATTGGGTATGGAGAATCTGTAGAAACAGAAGATGGGTCTGGCATATTTGTCGACAATATTACTGAGCGTTCTTATTATGGAGATGTTATTCGCAATACGCGAAATCTCCAACCAGGAGAGAATCTTACTCCAGATCTCAGCGTATCAAATTTGATCAGTATCATTGCTGACGCATATGCTAACGATCATTTCTTTGCCATCCGGTATGTAGAATGGGCGGGGGTTCTTTGGACAGTGACTAACGTCGAAGTTCAACGCCCCCGTCTTCTACTTACATTAGGGGAGGTGTATAATGGACCCGGTCCGACAGAAACTCCACCTACTCCTTAAAACGTTTGTAGATAATGTTTATTTTCAGCCTCCGATTAATAGTAGAATAGAGTATCCATGTATTGTTTACAAACGGGATAATGCTAATACAAAATTTGCGGATGACAAACCATATGACATTAGAACACGCTATATGGTCACGGTTATTGATCAAGATCCCGATAGCGCAATTCCAAAAAAAGTTGCTTCATTACCAATGAGCTCATTTAATCGTGCGTATATAACTGAAAATTTGAATCATGACGTTTATAGCGTGTTCGTTTAAAAAGAAAGGATACAAATGGCAGCCCTAACTTGGGACGTGTCGGGTGAACGCCTGTATGAAACGGGTGTGGATCATGGCGTTTTATACCTGCCGGACGAGACGGGTGATTATACCGATGGTGTAGCTTGGAATGGTCTTACGACCGTTACCGAGTCACCTGCTGGTGCTGATGCTTCACCGCAGTTTGCTGACAATATTAAGTATCTGAATCTAATTGCAGCAGAGACGTTTGGTGGCACTATTGAAGCCTTTACATACCCTGATGAATTTATGGAGTGTGACGGAACGGTCGAACCTTCTCCTGGAGTAGCGCTTGGTCAGCAGAATCGTCGAATTTTCGGTCTTTGTTATCGTACTCAGATCGGAAATGATATCGATGGTACCGATCATGGTTATAAGTTACATCTTATGTATGGGGCTCAGGCCGCTCCTTCTGAGAAGGCTTATGCAACCATTAATGATTCGCCTTCAGCAATTGCTTTCAGTTGGGCAGTTACTACCACTCCGGTAAATGTCACCGATTTCAAGCCAACGTCACTGCTGACAATTGATTCGACTAAGGTTGACGCAGATACTTTGGCCGATCTTCTCGACATTCTCTATGGAACGAGTGGAACTCCTCGTATGCCTCTTCCTGACGAGATTATTGCTATGTTTGAAGGTAGTGTAACTATGGTTGATCTGGGCGTTGCGGCAAGTCAGCCGACTTATGATTCTGGTACTCATGTTGTTACTCTTCCGTCAGTCACTGGTGTACAGTGGAAGATTAATGGCGTCAATAAGTCGCCTGGCGCTCAGCCCGCCCTTACTGTTGGTCAGACTGCTGATATTACCGCCCATCCCACAGCTGGTTATGAACTTGAGGGCGATACTGAATGGGTCTACGACTACTAAACTAAGAATTAGGTGACAGGAGACCGGAGAATGCTTAAAATCATTGTCCTTGGTAAGGAAATGTTCGACGAAACAAAGAATGAATTCATTACTGTCGACGATATAGAACTGGAGCTAGAGCATTCTCTAGTCTCACTGTCAAAATGGGAGTCAATTTATGAAATACCATTTCTAGATAAAGAGAAAAAAATAACAGAACATATTATTGGTTATGTGAAATGCATGACATTGACACCTGATGTTCCTGAAGAAGTATATAACAATCTTTCTGAAGAAAATTTTGAACAAGTTCAAGAATACATCGATGCAAAGATGACAGCAACTTGGTTCAATGAAGCACCAGGGGCTCCTAAATCTAGAGAGATTGTTACAGCTGAAGTCATTTATTATTGGATGACTGTTTTTGATATCCCATTTGAGTGTGAAAATTGGCATATCAATCGATTATTTACTTTGATCCGTGTTTGTAACATCA